TGACTTATGAAAAGCCGGTCAGCGACAAGGTAGAACTGCAGATTGACCAGGCCAAGTCGTTCAGCTTTGAAGTGAACGACGTGGACGCCTATCAGGCTGATATTAAGCTGATGGACGACTGGTCTGACGACGCCGGTCAGCAGATGAAGATCACTATCGACAAGGATATTAGCTCCTATGCCTACACCGAAGCCTGCCGCAGCGAACGCGGGCATAACGGCGGGCGTCGAGTCTGGATCTTTGGATCTGGGCGTAGCCGGTGATCCGGTGGCCATCACCAAGGGGACCATCCTTGATGTGCTGGTTGACTGTGGTACTGCGCTGGACGAGCAGAACGTGCCAGACGATGGCCGTTACATCATGCTGCCCGCGTGGATGAACGGCATGCTGAAGAAGTCCGATCTTCGTGATGCTAGCATCATGGGCGACGCCACTTCCGCTTTCCGTAATGGGAAAATCGGTATGTTGGATCGTTTTTCCGTCTACGTGAACAACAACATGTCCACGGTCACCGACGGCACTACCGGCAACCAGGCAACCAACGTGATCTTTGGCCACAAGAAGGCGCTGACCTTCGCAAGCCAGATGACCAATATGGAAACCCTGCCCAACCCCTCCGACTTCGGCAAGCTGATCCGTGGCTTGAACGTCTATGGCCGTAAGGTCATTGATCCTAACGCCATTGGTCACCTGTACGCAGAACGCGGCTAAACCCACAGGTAAAACCCGCTAACGCAAGGCTGCCTTTCGGGGTGGCCTTGCTTTTCAGGAGTAACGCATGGACATCATCAAAGCCCTTGAAGGGGCCAAAACCAAAGACGAACTGGAAGACCTTGGCATTGAGCACCTGGGCGTCGATGTGGATAAGCGCAAAGCCAAGGAAGTGATGCGGTCTGAATTGTTGGCCGAGGCTGAAGATCAGGCTGAGCCGGAAACAAAGATTCATCCAGAAAAAACGGCCAAGCCAACGCTGGCACCGATAGGCCGTATGGCCCGAAACAAAGCCACCGGCCGAGTTATGCCGTGGACGGCTGCAATGGCCAAGTATTCACACATGGAGGAAATCTAGCCCATGGCCACCGTTGCCCCGATCATCAACAACGTCAAGACAGTTTTGCAGGAGATCACCGCAGACGGTATACGCTGGAACAATGTTGAGCTGGTTGGCTGGTTGAATGAATTTTACCAGGCAGCGGTACAAATTAAGCCCGAGGCATTCTCTGTAAGCGAAAGCCTGTCTCTTGTCGAGGGCACGAAACAAGACATTCCCACCAGTGGCCTGCGATTGCTGGACGTGATTCGCAACGCAACCGGTATGGCCATCACGGTCACAACTCGTCGCGCACTGGATTCGACCCGCCGCAGTTGGCACGCAGACCAGGCCAGCAGCAGCATCGAGCAATTCACATTTGATGAGCTAAGCCCCACTCGCTTTTACGTTCACCCGCCTGCGATTGCCGGTACTTCCGTTGATATTCTGTATTCCGCCGTGCCGGAGGGCCATAACGCTACGCTGGATTTGGCCGTCGTCGGCTTGGAGTCGTTCAAGCTGAACGCCGCTTATGTGCCTGTGGCCACCGATTACATTCTTTACCGGGCCTTCAGCAAAGACGCCGAACACGCGCCGAATTTGCAGCGGGCCCAGATGCACTATCAAAGCTACATGCAACAAATGGCCGGCAAGGCGCAGACGGATGCGCAAACTTCCCCGAACGCCTATGACGCCTCCACGAACCCGCAGAGGGCCAGATAATGACAATAGATGATCTGGTAAACCAAGTGGCGATTGATGTGCCTGACGCCCCGCTGATGACCGTGCGCGAACAGATCAAGCGCATGGCCCGCGAATTGTGCCAAGAGGCTGATGCCTGGGTGATCGAGGGCATTGTGGTGGTGGCCGCTAAATCCGGTTATGCCCAAGTGCTAACGCCCGAGAACGGCGAGGTGCTGCGCATATCTGCACTGAAGGACACCGACCGTTATCTGAAGGCTAACTTTGACTTTGAGCAGAAACGCCCCAACCAGATCACCATGTTGCGCGACACCAAAAGCGATACGCTGACCGGCCGATTGGCCTGCCGCCCGGCCGTGGGCGCCGATCTTCCTGAAGCCTTGCTGAACGATCACGCCGACACGATATGCAACGGCGCCCGCTGGCGACTCCTGCTGATGCCGCAACCGTGGCGCGATCCTGAAATGGCCACCTACTACCAGACTCAATACCGGTCCGGCACAACAGACGCCAAGCGCCTTGCCAGCTTTGGTCATGCCCGCGGCGGTATCCGCGTTAAAGCCCGACAGTTCATCTAACGGAATCCCCCTATGAAGATTCAGCACGCGGCTTTCCGGGGTGAATTACCGATCCTCGACGCCAGGCTATTGCCTGAAAACAACGCGCAGACCGCCCGCAACCTGGACCTTGATCGCGGTACTTTGCGGCCACAGAACGACACCCTGATTGACAGCGCCCTACCTGCCACGATCAACCCGGCCAACCTGTACCGCTATGACGCTGGTAACGACGGCAGCGGCTTCTGGTTCTCTTGGGGTGCCCAATATGACATTGACGTGGTGCGCTCCCCGATTGCCAATGATGCCTACGCCCGCGTGTATTGGACAGGCCAGGATGCGCCCAAGATGGGCAGTCTTGCTCAGGTCACCACCGGCACTGGGCCTTATCCGTCAGCCTGGTATGAATTAGGCGTTCCCGCACCTGCATCTGGCCCTTCCGTGGTCGCGCCTGCAAGTCGCACCACCGTACCGGACACGGCGCTGGAAACCGCGTATGTGGTGACGCTGGTTACCGCGTTTGGCGAGGAAGGCCCGCCGAGTGATCCGTCCGGTCTTGTGCTGCGATGGGATGACGTGGACACCAGCCCGGACTTTGGCGAGGTCGAAGTCACCCTGCCCGGCGTCCCTACCGCGAATCTGGACATCATCAAAAAGCGACTGTATCGCGTGGAAAGTGGCGGCCAGTATCAGCTTGTTGCCGAGTTGGTCGCAGCCACCGGTACCTATACCGACAACGTATTGTCTGAGCAGCTTGACCTGGCGCTGGAAAGCCTGGAATGGGACGCACCAAATCCTGCCATGCAAGGCTTAACCGTTCTTCCCAACGGTATTCTGGCCGGCTTCTTTGAAAACACCCTGGCGTTTTGCGAACCCTACTTGCCGCACGCCTGGCCGATCTCGTTTCAACTGGCCTTCAATGACCCGATTGTGGCGATTGCGGCCATTGGTGGCGGATTGATTGTCACCACCACCGGCCAACCCTGGCTGGTCACAGGCTCAAGCCCGGAGGCTATGGCGCAGATACGACTGGACGTGAACCAGCCGTGCCTGAACAAGCGCTCTATGGTCGATATGGGCGGTTACGCACTCTATGCCGGGCATGACGGTCTGGTGGCGGTGGGCGGCACTGATGCCCGCGTGGTGACCAATCAAGTCTGGACCCGCGACCAATGGCAGGCGCTCAACCCGGCCACCATTCATGCCTATCGGTATGACGGCAGGTATCTGGCGTTTTATGACGGTGGCTCGTTCGCCTTCACCCCGGGTCAGGGCGTTGAGTTCTACGACACCGCCGCCAGTGCCGGCTATTACGACATTTACGACGACACGCTGTATCTGGTGCAGGGCGCAAACATTACCCAATGGGATCGGGGCACACCACTAACCTTTACCTGGCGCTCACGCCTCCATGAGATCCCGCCCGGCGCAGCCGGCTTCACCTGCGGCAAGGTCATTGCTTATGGCTACCCGGTCACCCTGAACGTCTATGCCGATGGAGTCACTGTTATGAGCCGGGAGATCACCTCTGCCTACATGTTTCGGACGCCTCCTGGATTCACCTTGTCCCGAGACTGGGAGGTTGAACTGCAGGGCGTCAATGAAATTGCGTCCGTACAGTTGGCGACCTCGCCAGGAGAGTTGGTTTAATGGCCGCCCGTCGTCGCAAATCACTCCCGCCTCTCTCACCAAAGGCGCCCCCTTGAGCTGAAAACCCTGGTCACCGCGATCAAGGAAATCATCGAAACCGGCGAGGGCGTTCGTGGTGACCCGCTGGATCGCAAGATAACGCTGCGCGACCTCGTTGATAGCGGTATTGGCAAACTCGGGGCTGGGGTTAACGCGAACAATCCCGGCTCGCTGAAGCCAGGCACCGCACCGCCGAATCTTGCCGTGCCACCCGTGCCGACGAACTTCAACGCCGTTGGCGGGTTTAACGGCGCGATCAATCTAACCTGGGATATTCCGGGCACTCTTTACAGCAACCACGCCTACACAAGCATCTATCGTTCAGAAACGGACAACTTTGCCAATGCCATTCTGGCGGGGCGCGAAGCTGGTTCGTTCTACACCGATTACAGGCGCGATGACGTTTCGCCCGTGCCTTACTATTACTGGATCACGTTCACCTCAACCAGTGACATTGAGGGGCCAACCAACGCGACAGCCGGCACTCTGGCGCAGGCTTTGTATGATCCTGATTACATCATTGGACTGCTGGAGGGGCTACTTTCAGAGTCGGAACTGGCAGATGAACTGCTGACGCCGATTCAGCGCATTCCGATGCTAGCCGGTGATATTTTAGCAGAAGCTAATGCCCGACAGGATGCCAACACTCAGATTATTAATAGCTTGGACCAAGCATATACTGACTTGGCCAGTGAACGGTCGGAACGAATAACGGCTATCCAACAAGAAATCCAGGATCGTACCGACGAATGTGTTGCAAGAAGCTGCTGCACGGGTAGCCGCCATTGGTGTTG